TCCTTTTGCTTGTGGAGAAGCTGCATTAAAATGTAATTCTAAAATAAAATTATAATTATGTTTATTAATTTCAGTAACAACAGGTTTCATTTCCTGGATATAATTTTCTTCAGGCTTTCTTGAATAAATATCAATACTATCATCTATTTGATTAATTTCATTACAGACCTCTCTCCAGTATTCATATTCAGATAAATCTAAATATTTGCTGTATGCCCCTTTTCCTCTTGGATTATGTCCAATTACTAATGCAAATTTTTTCATATTTTACCTCTTTTCTTTTTATTCCCATTTAATAGCTTCTAGTTCTTTAACAGTTTTAACTTTTAATATTTCTTTGGTTATAGCAGTATATTTATTTTGTGCAGTGATAACTCTTAATATCCAAGAAAAATAAATTAAATTTAATTCTCCAAGAGATATATCTGCAACAGAATCATCTTTTAATCTCCAAGGAGTTGTTAAAGTTTTTAAAAGATTTTTTTGCTTTCCAACTTTCATTGCACCTTTTATTTTTTCTTCAAGTTCTTCAGTTATTGGTATTCCCAATGTTACTAAGGCTTGTTGAATGACACTATAGTCTTCTGTTTCTCCAGCAATGTCTAATGCCATTTTTACACGCATAAAATTAATTTCATCATATTCTTTCATTTGGAAAATCTTACCATTATGCTCATAAGAACCAAACATCTTTTCCAACAGAATTTCTCTGAACTTGTGTCTGAAAGTTCTTTTAACATCTTCCATATTTATATCCCAATTATGCGTTCCAGTATTCCAAGTATGGTAAATACTTGGTTGTGGAATAGACTTTAATTTTTTATTTTCTATATATTCTCCTGGAGCAAGTGAAATTTCTATATCCTCTTCTATAAGTTCATTTCTAGTCATTTCTCTTATAGTATTAGTTATACTATCATAAGTTGGATGCTTAAAAACTTCATTACTTTCAACAACTATATAATCATCTTTGTTTAATTCAGGATAATCTAAAAATAAATTATTTCCCATAAACTCTTTTACTTCCTTAGCTGTTAAATTTACAGAAAATTTTACTTTTGCTATTTTTTCTTTTGTATATATGTAGAACATAATTTTCTCCTTTCAATTTTGAATAGATTTTTAAATTTATAAAGAATTTATAGTTTTATTTTCGGCTTTTGAGTATATTTTTATATTTTTTCTTAAATATAAAATCTAAGAATTTTATATAATAACTGCTCAAAATAGCATTTTTAAATATAAAAAACTGAATAAATTTAAAAATCTCTATACTTTTTTATTAAAAAATACCTAATTTTTTTCTTGCATTTATAATACTATTTCTTATCTCTATTGGATTAGCTTTTGCAATATAATGTTTACTTGTTACACCACTGCTAGAATGATTAGCATAACTAGAAGCTAATCCTAATCCAGCAAGATTATTAATTAAATTTATTGCTGTCTTCCTTAAAGTATGGGGATATAAATCTTCTATACCTATTATTTTCCCTAGCTTTCTAATCCTGTTTCTAATAGCTCCTTGTGTCATCTGTTTATAGATTTTTCCATACTTAGTAATAAAGAACCAATCTATATTTATCCCATTTTCTGTTCTGTGCTGTACCCATTCTTTTATAAGTTCTTTACATTTTTGAAAGAAAAAGGCATTAACTATATAGCCTTCCTTTTCCTTAACATCTGTAAAGTATCCATTTTCTAAATCTAGTTGTTTCATTTTTAAATTATGAATAGCAGAAATTCTGCAAGCACTATCCAAAAATAACTCCCATAATATCCTATCTTGTAAGTCATATTTTTTAGTTTCTACTTGCATATATAAACGAACAGTTAATATTTGTTCAGTTGTTAAAAAGTAACTGTTTCTTATCTTATCTTTGTCAGTAAATCTTAATCTATCCAATTTTTCTGAAAATGGATGATACTTAATTTTATTTCTACGAACACACCAAGCATAAAATGTTGATATAGCTGTAATTTTATTCATTAAAGTTCTTTTACTATTCCCTAATCCTCTACAATAATTTCTATAACTTTCCATTATAGTTGGCATTTCTAGTAAAGTATCTTTACTAAGTAATAATCTATTTTTATAAGAGTTTTGAAACCATACCAGGAATAACTTAAAATTATTACAGTAAGTCTTATATGTAGTTTCCCAAGTTTCCCAATTACTACTCTTGCAACTGTTTAAATATTCTAAATAAATCTCCACATTTTCCTTCTTTAAATTTTCTAATACTTTTAATTGCATATATAAACCTCCTAATTTTGATAGGTCTATTATACAATTCTTAAAATAATGGAAAATTTATTTAAATATGAGTCAGCCTCAAATTGGCAAACAATAGTTAATTGTGACGGTATGAATGCTAAAATTTATATTATAGATAAAATTATGATTCAAAATATTTGGTATTCTTTTTCTAAGAAAATAGGTAAAACTAGGCTACAGTTTCCTAAATCTTTTAGTAGCCCTCCTTTTGTTACTCTAACAGATAATGATACAGGAGCAGCAGTTTCTAACAATTTACTTTCTGTTGATTGGGCATCATCAACTTATGTTGATGTTAATAATTTACAGTCCGGTTTTACAATGTTAGTTATCGGTAACATTTAGCTTAATTTAATCCAAGCAGTCCAAGTTGTTTCATCTTGTGCAGACTGGTTAATTCTTGTATATGCTCCTGTTATAGATATATAAAACTGTACTTTTCTACCAATATTAAATGTTATTAAAGTACCTATCACTGCGTTATCTTGCATAGGTCTATTTCTTAGTAAATTATTGGACCAGGATTCTATTCCAATTAGACAATCATTATAAACAGTGTTGCAATTCCCAGTTTCCTTAATTGTGATTAAATTTTCCACTGTGGAAAATTTCATTAAAGTTAAAAATAATAAAATATTTACAATAGGTAATATTTGTATAGAAACCATAAACTGTACCCCTAATATAGCAGGAGTTAGAACTGTAAAAATTGAGAGTGACTTTAAAAATATATTTAGTATATTTCTAACTGGATATATCACTGAAGGACAAAATGCTGAACATCTTATGAGACAGGTAGTTCATGATTATTATTCTAAAATAGTAGCAACTAAACAAGTTAGATTATATGCTGCAGGAAACCAGTCTATAGAACTAACTATAATAGGAACTATTTAAAAATTTTAATTCCTTAAGAGTATAAAGAAATCAACTTTACAAATACCATTTTGGACATTTCCACTAGTTGCATCTAGAGTAGAAAAGTCTAAATTATCTCCACTATGTATAACTGCAACAGAACAATTATCTTTTTTAGCAGTAGCCATAACTATAGAATTTTTGAAACTAAAACCATTAGCTATTAATGTTTTTGAAGCAGTAGCTCCTTTAGTTTCTAAAGAACCTATAACAATTTTTCTATTTAAAATTGTTAAAACATCATAATCAGTTTTATATTCAATTTTATACAAATTTTCCACTGTGGAAAATTTATTTAAAATTAATAATCTAAAATATGACAGTGGAAATATAAAAATACTTATAAATCAACAGTGGCAAAATATAGGAATTATAGATATTTCAGATAAATATATAAATATCGTTGCATTTAATTTTCTTGGAGATAAAAGTCTAAATTACAGTTTTCATACAGATAATTTAAAATTTGAGAGAGGTTATTATTTTTTAATAAACTCAACACCAGGATTTGGATATAGTGGTGCATATATTAGAATAATTGGTAATAACATACAATTAAAATCAACAGGGGATTCTAGCCATAGTTTTTATCTTAGAAGTTTACAAATATATAATTAACTTTTTAAAATATACATTGTATCTAAATACATACTTTCAGCAATATTTAAAGGTGAAAGCATGTAAACTTTACCTGTAGAGGCATCATATCTAGTTCTTGCTGTTTGTCCAGAAAAATGAGATATTATAAGTTTTAAGTTAAATGATTTTGGTCTATATCCATCTGGAAAAGTAAAAAGTAGTGTACCTTCTCTTAATGATTTTGAAATTGCAGCTGGTATATCTACAAAAACATGTCCAATCAGTCCAATTTTACTAAAGATTAAACTTGTGTAATTTGTTTCAGATGATTTATCTAGTACCTCATATCTTTGTAAATTTTCCAATTTCTTACGATTTTGATAAATAGACAATTCTTCAAAATCTGCATTTGGAACACTCACTCTACTAGTTTGGCTTTTTAAACAATAGTAAAATTTTTTATTTCCTGGAAAATAATATATATTACCAGCCATAGATTCAGTTAGAGGAAATTTTCCATCTTCTTTTCCTACTGCTGCAACAACTCTATCTTCGATACTCTGTGCTGTTCCATCATATTCGCCTTTTTGAGTGTAATTTGCTTCTAAGTACTCTTTTGTGATATATAAGTCTTTACCATCATTATGAACAATAACAGAGCCTGTATTGGATGATATTAAATTAATTTTTATTTCCATTCTATGTGGTCCATCAGCTTCAGGTGGAATCCAAGAAGTTTCATCACCATCATTCATATAAAAATATAAAATTTCTACACCTTCATCTAATACATATATTCCTGTTTCTCTTGGAAAATATCCTTGTCCAAGTGAAACATTATCTATAATAGTTGTTAATACAACTGCATCCCCTTTTGGTTCTTTACTTAAAATTGATTTTTCTACTTTTATATTTTTTATATCTGTCAAATCTGCTGGATTTTCATTATCTGTAAGTTTTCCATCTCCAAATTTTATTTTTGTAAATTGAATTGGAGTAGAAGCAGCTTGACATTTTGCCAAATATACCCTTCCTTTTTTAGTTAATCCACTAAATTTCATTTTGTAATCTCCTTTCTAATTTGCTTATATGCTCCTAAGAATATATTTTTATTTATATCTCTATCTTCTCCAGCATTAACTTTTTTGGCTGATATAAATACTTCTTTATATCCTGCAACATAATAGTTATATTTTTTTTCTTTTAATGAATAAAAAGCTTCAAGAATACTCCTAACATTTTTATACTCCCCTATAAGTGATAAAACATTTTTTAACCAGTTTTTATCCTTACTTTCATTTTCTGTTATAAGTCTAAATGTAAAAGGTTTCCCACCATATTCAAACCATTCTTTTATATCTATTTTATAATTTAATATTTTTAATTGAGATATAACAGCTTCTTTTGTCCCTTTCTTTGAATGTATCCAATAAGCAGATTTTATTAGCTTTATTTTTATTTCTCTATCTAAACCACTATTATAATCATCTATATTAAAATAATAAGCTACTTCATCAAGTGTTCTATCATCTAATAGATCAAGATTGTAAATAAAAGCTAAGTTATCAATATTACTGATAATATATTTTTTAAAAATATCCTCAAATTTTTTTGAAAGAGTTCTTAAATTTTTATATTTTTTTAAATTCTCAGGGAATATATCCTGGTAATTAACTTCCATTAATTTACTCATCTTCTTCTCCTTGATATTTAATAGTCTTTTGACTTTCAATAGCTACAGTATCTTTTTCCAATTTAGTGAAAGTAGGACTTTCTATTTCAACTCTTTTTGCCCCAGCAGTAATTAAAAATTGAATTAATTTATTTGGATTTATATCTCTACCTAATTTTTCTTTTTGCCAAGCAATATATTCTTCTAATGCTAGTTCAACATTCTTTTTTACCAAATTTGGCATATTAGTTTTTTTAATCCAGTATTTAACATTAATGTTATAAGTAGATTGCTTTGGCTTTTCTATTTCAACTTTATCAGTCAAAGGTCTTACATCATCTTTTAGTTTTTCTTTAATTAAATCTAATATTTCAGAACTAGGTAATCCCCCATTTTTCATTAAAGGAATTATTTTAACTACACCAGGACTTATAACTGGGGTGTAGATGTAGGAATCAGTAATATCTTGATGTGAGGTTAAAACATAATATAAATAAGCTCCATGTGGACCTGCAACAGAAAATGCTTTTGGCTTTAATCTTATTCTTTCTCTGTAACGATCATCATTTTCTCTATCTGCTCCACCACTTGTTTTTGTTATATTAGATACTGAAAGTAAATAAGGAATATCATCTACAATAGTATTAATTTCTCCTATTTCAATATCATTTCCTATTAAACCTGTTGAGAGACATTTTACCTTACCTATTGCAGTTCTTTTACCTATTTCTAATGTTACTGTTTCGATACTCTCGAAATATAAATTTCCTTTTGCAATTTTATGCCCTTTTTCAATAACTTTTTTTTCATCAAAAATTTTAGAAAATATGTATTCAACAGTACATTCAGCTTCTTTTTCTATTATTCTATTAACATCTACCAGAGCCCCTAATGCATCAAGATATTTCCCTTCAGAATATTGTAATAAATTCATTCTTCCTATAAAATTCATATGATTTTTTGATAGTGATAATATATATGTTACCCAATCAATAAAATCTTCAATAGCATCTCCTGTTTGAATTTTAACTTGCATTATTTCTTCATATCCATTTTTTATTTGTTTTTTTATTTCATTAACATCTAGTTCAATGAAAGAAAAATCGTTATTCATCTTTCACCTCTCCTATAATCTTTATTTTCATTTTTGCAATATTTTGCATTTCAATAATTTCAATATTTTTTACTTCAAATCTTTTTTCTTCTTTTTCTATTTCTTCCATACAATTAGCAATTATTTCAGCCTTTATAAGTTCAAAAGGTTTGTCTACATTATTAATATCCATTCCTTTTTCTCTAGCTAAAACCACATTTCCTTTTATTCTTGACACAATATTTTCAATATTTTGTACAATTTCTGTAGCTTTATTTTTTTTAAAAATATAGTTTTTTTCTTCTCCAAAATTTAAAAGAATTTCCATTAGTTATACTCCTTTAAACTTACCTTTATATCCATTTTAGTTACTTTACCTATTGCATTAAATGCTTTATGTTCTTCATTAAGACTAGTAATAACATAGTTACCTATCTTTTCTCCTCCAATTATAAGCCTTAATACTTTGCCTTCTTCCATATATTTTTCCAATTTTTCTTTTTCTTTTGGAATATCAACTTTAAAAAAACGATTAAGGTGAATTGACAGTTCAATTTGTTTTAAATCTATACCATCAAATTGTAATTTAGGTTTTTCTCCAATAATTTTATGTTCAATCCATCGTGCTGAAGAAGAACGAGAAAATGAATTAAAGGTTTTTGTATATAAAGAACTTGCCATAAATATGAAATTACCTAAACTTCCAATAATCATTATTGAGGACCTCCTGTAATATCTCCACCAGCTTTTACTCCTGAATGTGTATGTTCAGATAGTTTTATACCTTTTGCACTTACTTCTTCAGAAGCATTTACACTTCCTTTTACATCAATTATTCCAGTTACATCTATATCTCCTATAATCTCTGTTTTTGGACAAGTAATCTTTATATTTTGTGCAACAATCTCTATTTTATTGTTACAATTTATATATAATTTAGAAGAATTTTCATCATAAGAGATAATTGTTCCATCACTAAAAACTGTTATTTCTATACCTTCTTTGGCTGAAGCTGGAATAGGATTAGCCTCACTGTATCCTGAACCTAAATAAAATCCAGAAAAAGAATTTTCAGGAAAAATACATATCCCACTTTCACCAATTTTAGGCATTGAGTAACTTTTTGTTTTTTCAGTTCTACCTTGTAAAACTGGAATTTCTACAGAGGGTATATTTAAATCCTCAAATGTTACTTTAATTGTTCCTTTATCTGGAAATATACTTGTTACAGTACCATACCTTATCATTCCTCTACCTCCATTTCCATAATTTTATGCATGTCTGCTGTAATCTCATATGAAAATAAGTTAATATTTAAATTATCAATTATATATTTGCCAGAAAAATTTGCAAAATCACTTAAAATAACAGTATCTCCAACAGATAATAATTTTTCTGTTCCCATAAAAGTAACACTGGCTTTTACTTCTTTTTTGTTTTTTCCTCTTAATGCTTTTTTAGCAATTTCTAGTAGCTGTTTATTAATTTCTTCTTTATTTTTACCAGTTATTTGCTTATCTTCATTAATAAACAAATCTCTTTTATTTTTTTTCTTATAAGAATTTCTATTTTTAAGAAAGAACTTTCTTTCAATTTTATTTTTTTTCTTGTAATCATAGTAGCAGATTGTACAACTTGAATAAGAGTCTGTATCATCAGTAGAAAAACTATAGCTAGCAATATTACTCTTATTAAAAGTCATTTTAGGTTCTCTTTTTTCATACTTCTCTTCTTCAAAAATAACTATTTTGTTATTAAACAATTTTAGATTTGCTCCAGCTTCTTCACACAAAGATTTTAAAAAATCAAAATCAGATTGTAGTTTTTGCTCAATTCTTTGATATTTTCTATTAAAAGAAATATCAGAAATTAATTCAATTTTTCTATTTTTTGCTATCTCAGTTATTATGGTTTTAAAATCTACATTTTCCCACACATGATTTTCTTTTTTATCAACTATATCAGAATTTAAATCATAAGATATCCCTCTGATATTCACAATATCAGGAGGACCACTAAAATTTATACTATCTATGTAGAATTCTCCCATATCATGAACTACAATATTTCCATCAATTTCCCAATTTTCTAAAATTAAAATAGTTTTTAAGATATCTCCCTTTTGTGGAAACCAGCTATCTAACCAGTACATTTCTTTATTCTCTAAGGTCAGTTCTAAAGAATCTAATTCATTTATTGAATCGCTTTGAGAACAACTTAAAAGCTGATTATGAATATTTTGTGTAATATTTTTCCCCTCATAGAATATTTCTATTCTGTTTTTTCTGGGGTTTTTTACATTTTTATTTTTAAGTTCTTCAATATTCATTATCTCCTCCAAGGTGGTATATCTTCATCTGTTAATTTAATATTTTTATATTTTAAGGTTATTCCTGCTGGAAATATTGCATAATCAGAATAATCTTTATTCCAGAAAAAAAGATAATCAATAGCCTTAGAATTGGAAAATAAAATATATGAAATTGAGTCCCATGTATCTCCATTTTTTGTGATGTATTCTTTATAGTTATCTTCCACGACCTCTCCTTTTTTCTTCATTTTCATATTTTTTCATCATATTTTTAAATTCATTAAAAGCATCTACTTGATTTTTCTTTATAACTTCATCAACACCTTTACTATCATTAGCATTAATAACTGGTGCATAGGTAAAAGTAAATGAACTAGAATTGTCAGTTTTTTCATAAGCTCCTATTAATCTTCCAGTTTTTTCCCAAAGATTAAAACTTCTTTCACTGCTATCATGAGGAATTATAGATTCAGATGATGCCCCTTCTCCAATCCAAGCAAGAGTTGGAGAATTTACAATTCCACCTTTTGCATATCCTGGTATATTTCTACCACCATAAGAATAAGGGGGTATATTAGATTGTGTTGAATATCCTCTTCTTCCTGGTGGAGCTGTTCTTTCATTAGAACCAAAAGATAATATTTTTTTCCCCCAGCCAACAACAGTATCAAATCCATTTTTAATTTTTTCAAATATTCCTACAAAAAAATCTGCCACTTTTCCACCAATATCTTTGATATTATTCCACTTTTCTTCCATCCAATTAAATACATTACCAAGTATGTTTTTTATTGAAGCTTTAAAATTATCCCATTTTAGAACTAGGTTAGTTATCATATTTGCCACTTTTTCTTTTAATTCAGCTGCTTTTGCTTTTATCTTATCCCAGTTTCTATATATTTCCATTCCACCTTTTACAATCCAACCTATAGGACCCATTAAATACCAGAATTTATCAATAAGTCCAACTACCATATTTTTTAATTCAATAGCCTTTTGTTTTACAGTATCCCAGTTTTTATATAATAAATAACCAGCAGCTACTAATGCAATAATTCCAGCTATTACCCAAGTTATAGGACTTGCTAACATAGTTGCTCCAAATTTAACAAATGCTTTTGAGAGTGTCCCAACTCCTTTAATTAGTCTTTTTCCAAAATTAAATAATTTTGCCCCTGATTTTAGTATATTTGTACCTACTTGATGTTTTGTCATAAAACCAGCTATTTTAAGATAGTTTGAATATATTTTTAAAGTTCCAGCTACTCCTTTGAAAGCTATACCTAATCCACCTAAAACTACAACTCCTTTTAAAAGAGAATCCATAATTTTCTTAAATAATTCAGGATGCTTTTCCTGATAGGCAGATATTTTACTTAAAAAATTGGAAAACCATTCTAATGCACTATTAACAGAAGGAAGAACAGTTGTTCCCAACTGAGAAAGAATTATTGATAATTTACCATTTGCTATTGCTAATTGATTGGCAGTTGTAGCCCTTTTTATATCTGCTTCCTTATCAACACTTCCTTTAGCTTCATCTCCATTAACTTTAGCTAAATTTTCATTAACTCTATCTAAATTAGCTGCAATAGCAGCAGCTCCTCTTTTTCCTTCTTCTCCAAAAAGCAATGTCATTATTGCTCCTTGTTCATCTTTAGATTTGCTATTAATTTTTGTAAAAAGCAAATTTAATGCTTTTTGAGCATCTTCCTGAGCTAATTTCGATAATTCAACAGGATCTATTCCTAAAGATTTATATATCTTTGCTTGGTTTTTTGTTACAGCATTTCCTTTTGTCATAGCACTAAAAACTTTTTTTGCACCAGTTGCTGCTACATCTGCATCCATACCTTGTTCAATTAATGAAGCACCTATTGCAGCTACTTTATCTGCTGAAAATCCTGCTAATTTTCCTATATTTCCAGTTCTATTCACAAAATCTGTAATTTTAGCAGCACTAGCTCCTGTTGTATTTCCTAAATAATTCATTTTATCTGTTAATTCTATTAAACCCTCATATGGAAGTTTTAAAGCATTTTTCATTTCAAACATTGCTTGTGCAGCTTCTTCTCTATTCATGTCAAAAGCCATTCCAATTTTAGAAGCTAATTCAATATATTCAACTGCTTCTTCTTGATTTAACCCTGACTGCCCAGCACTAGCTGCAGCTCCATACAATTCATTAAGTGAAATTGCAATTTTTTTCTCTGTAATAATTTTATGTAAATCTTTTTTAAATTTCTCTTCTTCCTCTTTTGAGTTAAAATCAAATTGTTTTTTTACATCTGAAAAATTACTTTCAGCATTTATAGCTTCTTGAACTGGTTTATATAAAGTTCCAGCTACTGCACCAGCACCAGCTAGCATTTTATTACCAGCACTAGAAAATTTATTTGCTATATTATTCACACTTGAAGCTTTTGTAAACTTTTTAGTGGCATTTTCAGCGGCTTTAATAGATTTTTCTAATTTATCATATGCTTTTGCTGTGTCATTAAGATCAATTTTTTTTTCTTTCAAAATATTTCTAGTTGTACTTAAATTTTTAGCTTCTTTTATATAAGATTGATTTAGAGAGTTTAGTTTTTTCTCTAAATCTTTTAAAGCTTTAGTTTTTTCTTCAACTATTTTTTTACTTTCTCTAATTTCTTTTCTTTGTTTGCTTGTTTTTCCAGTGTTTTCTTCAATAGCTTTTTTTTCATTTTCTATTTCTTTTTTTAGATTTTTTATAGCTTTTTCAGTTTCTTTTATAGTTACAATTTTTTCCTTTAAAGCTTTATTATCTTTATTGTATTTTGCAATTAAAGATTGAGTATCTTTTAAATTTATAATTTCTTGATTTAATTTCCCAATAGTATTACTTAATTGAGATATTCCCTTATTTGCCATTCCAAAAGATTTAGAAAAAGTAGCACTAACCAAAGCACCTATCCCAAATGAAATTCCAATTGATTTCATATTTCCTCCAAATAAAAAAACCACTTACCAGATTACGATAAGTGGTTTTTATTTTTTTATTTATATTGTAATATGCTAGAAAATGGCAAAGAATAGAACTATCAAGATAATTAAACATAATATAATTTGTAAAGAATTTAATATCATATCTCCCATGACATTAAAACATTCAGCAAAATCATTCAAAAAATCTTTCCCATCATTTTTTGAAATTATTCTTTCTTCTTCTATTTGCATATTATTTTCTTCTAACATTGCTTGATGAAGAAGAGTATTATCTATTTGATGTCTTTGCATATTACTCACCTCTTAAATGGATTTTACAACAAATCTATTTAAAAAGCAACCACTTATTTAAAATTTTGATTGTTTTTCAAGAATTTCTCCCATATCACTTGCCCAATCAAAAAATTCTTGAAAATTCATATTAATAAAATAATCTATACTTGTTCTACTCTCTTTGCTCATGATTAAGATTGATTTTCTAATATCTTTGAAACTAAGTTTTCCAATCCCAATCCATTGAACAAACCCTTTACTTCATTTGTTATCTCCAAATATTCTCTTCCAGTTAATTTTTCAACTAAGTCATCATAAGAACAATTAATCATTTTAGCAGCAACAAAACCTAAATAACCTCTTGAATTTTCCATATCTCCTTGTGGAAAAACTCCACCTGTCAACAAGAATTCTCTTTCAGCATCTAATATAGACTTTGGTGTAAAATTTTCTTTTGAGATATTAATTTCATCTATTTCAACTTCTACTCCATCTCTCTTACATTTAATTTTATTTTTTATTTTCATACTTTCCTCCCTAAATACCCATTGCATCTCTTACTTCTTCTAGTAAATCTTCGCCATTAATGTTGAATATCATGTTTATTTTATCTATTTCTAAAACTGTTTCTCCATCCATTTCTACTTTTAAATAAAGACAACTATATTTTTGATTTGAACCAGAAGGTTTTCCAACTTCTAATTTCCCTAATCCTATATTTTTAGGAACAACTCTAGTAGAAATCTTTAATTTTCCTGTTTGAATTTTTCCACCAACAACATCAGTTGATTGAGTAGCAGCTCTAAATTCCAAAGCATAAACTTTTTGAGTAAAATTATGAAAATTTTTATTTATTAAAGTTCTAAAATTAAGTCCAATTTCCATGCTTTGAAAATGTCCTAATGTTGGAGAATCTATTTCTCCAGCAATCCCAGCTCCTGAAATTGTTTCAGACATAAATTGAATATCAGGTAATTCTGCATCTACCAATGCAGTAGGTGACATTTCCCCATCTATAAAACATTTATAATTTACTATTTTTTCTGGAATAACTCCCATTGTTTTTGCCATTTTTACCTCCTAAAATAACTTGTCATAATAATTTACATCTATTTCTAAATCATAGATTATTTCTTCAGCTGGTAGTACTGGTGTAAAGTATACTTTAAATTTTATTTTTCCATCCACTAGACTTGTTTTTGGATTATCTTCTTTTCTAAATTCTACTCTTGCTCCAATACTCATTCCTGCTGCAACAAGTCCATTTAACCAAATATTGATACTGTCTGTAACAGTTTCAATTAAAACTTTATTTGTAGGATCATCTACTTTTTGCCAATAAGTTAATACTAAAGAGTTAATTAACCAGTTAAACATTAACCTACTTGCAATAAAAGAGTCTTTTGGATCTGTATTTGCTGGGAAACAAGATGTTCTATTTCCCCAAAAACGCCAACCACCTATCCAGTTTATAATAGTTGATATTCCTTGACTGTTCAGATAATTTGCTTCATCAAGTCCTAACCATACAGGTGTGCCATCAGCTAATATTGCTCCATCTCCTTTAATATTTTTATTACTTGGAGATTTATAAGGAACATCTTCTGAACCTTTGGCTAAAATTTGTATTATTGCAGCTTTTTGAGTTGAGATATGATATTGAGTTCCTCCTAAAGATATCTTAGGGTAACTTACATCTAAAAAAGTTGAAGAAATATTGTTTTTATTTTTATTTTGTACAGTATCTCCATATTTTTTTATAATATTTGTATCCAGGTCAACTAATCCAAATGCTTGAAAATGTCCATTTACACTTCTAGCCTTAGCTTCAATCACAGCACTTACAGCTGAATCAGTTGAAAATTTTGGAGCAAGAATTAAAGTAGGAACTTTTCTATATTTTGGAAAAACTTCTGATATTAATTCCAATCCTTTTTTCTTTCCAGTTCCACCATCTATTCCACCAATTATATCTGTATTTTTAACTGCTGAAGGATCTATCATACTATAACTAACTTGGATATCTGTTGTTCTTGTTTCACTAGGAACTATTACTAATTGCCCTTTATCATTAAAATTCTTTATGTATTCAAAAGTTTCTGTTATAGTTAAAGTTTCAGGAATTATTCCAATATCTTCTAATAAATATTTACCATCAATAATTTTTATTGTTTTATTTTGTACATCTTTTTTATGTTTTTCATGGTCAAGTACATTTATTAAAATGATTGGACCTATATTAAATTTTGAGAAATGTGTATCTATTGCTTCACATAAAGTATAATTGTTAAAATCATTGAGAAATCCAAAATTTTCAACCGCTTCTGCATAAGAACTACATAAAATAGGTTCATTTATGTTTCTTGTTTTACATAAGTTTATTGGAGCTGTTCCAACATACACTGGAGTTATTCCATCACTTACAGCAGCTATTAATTTTGTAGGACTTTCTTTCCCTGTTACACCATGTCTAAATGCCATCTATTTTCCTCCTAATTCATTTTTTAAAATAAGATAATTATTTTTATAATATTCATTATTCCTATCTTGTAATTTATCAATATCTATCATTAAATTATTAATAGTAGGATATTTTTCAATTGCTTTATTTATATTTTCAGGAAATGAGTCTATAAAAATAGTATTTTCTGCTAAATTATATGCAAGAATTGTTGGACCTATATATATTTTTGTAAAATTTTCTTTTTCTTCTTCTTTTACTATCTCTTTTATTACTTCTTTGTTATCTTCCTGCATTTCATTATTTACTTCATTATTTACTTCTTCTTCGTTTTTTTGAATAGGCTTAGCCAATTCAATCACCTCCATTTATCCAATTATCAGCATCTTTTCTATAATCTTTTTCATATATGATATTTAAGTCAATAAATCCTAAGAAATAGGGATAAGGTTGTGCTTCTGGTAAGCTCCATTCAGCTTCTGGAAGTATTTCAAATCTATTATTTATTACTCCAATTTCCATTACTTTTTCAAAAATTTCTTGAGTTAAATTACAAATTTTTAAATATCCATCTTCAGAAGTTTCACTAAAAATCCCAATTGAAATTAAAACTGATAATTTTTTCTGTTCTAATGTGTTCTTAGCTCCAGTTACCCTAATTGTTATAGCTGGAATAATAGTTTTTTCAGAGTCAGGAGGGAGTGAGCCGATATAGATATCTATTTCCCTTTCTCCTCTTTCTTCTCCTTTATAAACAGGAAAAATTTTACCTTTTATTGTAGGTTCTATTATTTTTTTTATTTCTTCTTCAAGTTCTCTAACATTTATCATTTTGTATACCCCAGTAAAATTCTATTTATTTCTTTTTCTAAAATAGTTTCTATATATTTTCCTCCCTGCTCCATAGCATATTTAGAAACGCTTTCAGAAGCTATCATTTCAGAAATACTTATTGTATAAAGTTGAGCAATAGGAGTTTGTTTTTTTCCTATATTTTTTCCTTTTGATGTTCTTTTTCTCTCATTGCTCTTCCTTTGGAAAATTCCCATATGCCCATTCTGTAAGATAGTTATAAATGGTTTTCCAACATACTCTGGTTTTCCATTTAATACTTTACTTTTTTCAGTTTTCTTTATCTTTACTTTTGTATTTCTTTTACTACTTGAAGCTAAAAAGCGAATAATAGGTTCTCTTGGATATCTTGCACTTATAGTTCCAGTCAATGTAGCAAAAGTTGCTTTTCTTATTTTCAAATCTTTATCAACATCTTTTTTTATAATGTTATAATCTTTGCTAACTTTTTTCTTTATCTCAGATTTTACTTTGACCAATGTCTTATTAATAGTTCCAGTTATAGCTCTTTCTATCCCATTTGGAATATTTTTTAACATTGCCTCAGCTTTTTCTAAATTTTTGACTTCAAGAAATTCATTCATTAATAAGTACCTCTTTCATAGAGTTCAATAACCATGAGACCCTCTTCTACATAATTCCTATTTACAATAAGTTTTCTCCCATTCAAAGAAAATTCTTTTCCAGCACTATATTTTTCTAAATCTTTTTGATGTTTTGTATAAATTATAAAATCTAAATCTTTTATAACTCCTTCATATTCTTCTTTTGGTGTTTTATTATTTGGTTGTTCAATAACGCCAAAGTATTCAACTCCATCAACTTTAAATTTCTCTCCAAATTCTTCTAAATCTAAAAATATTTCTAAATCTTCCTTTAATTGTTCTTTAAAGCCCATTATTTCACTTTCTTATTTTTTTTATTATCTTTTTCTGTTTCTTCTACTTCGGAATTCCCGAAATCATCATTTTCTTTTTCTTCAATTTCTTCTGAACTTGGAGTATCATCTTCAATCTTTATTGCAGTTCCTGTTTTTAAAATATAGTTTAATTCTTCTCCTTTTTCAAAATTACCAAAATCACCAATTTTATATTCTCCATAATGTCTTTCAAACTTTACTTTCATACATCCTCCATTTTTATAAATTTGATAAGAGAGTAAAAACTCCCTTATCTTTATTCATCACATACCACATAAGAAAAATATGCATCTACATCGCAAGGTTGTAAAACAGGACGAGATTCTGTTGTTATCTTTGCTGCTTTAGGATTTGTTGTATCTAAGTTAGAATATCTTTCAGTCATGTGTACAAATCCATTTCCCATAAATACAATAGGAGCATAGATTATTTCCCCAGCAGCAGGACCTCCAATTACCATATTTGTTGGCATTAATTGAATTGATTTCCCATCAGTATCAGTTACTTTTCTACTATAAGAGAAAAGTTCAACTCCAAATTTTTTATAAGTTCCTATCCAAATTATTCCTGGATAAGTTCTAACTGCTTTTTTTACAAATTCACTTTGTAAATCTTGGGAAACAGCTTTTTTAAATGCTTCTGAATTTACTAGCAAATCTGCTGCTTTTAATCCTAAAACAATATTTTCTGTTTTATAGCCATTTTCTTCTGCTTTTTGAATTATGCTATCTAAGCTAGATAACTGATTAACTCCTGTATCAGTCCATTTTTTACCTGAAGCTAATGTAACTTTATTACCTAATTCATAATTAACTTCATACTCAATTTCTTTATCTCCAGACTTAACAATACCTGTTGTTAAAAATTGAGATACCATTAATTCAATTCTATTTTTTATATAATTTTCTTGATCTCCTAATATTTCTCCTATTCTTTTTCCAGTTTCTATTGCTGGATTAAATTCTTCAATACTTGCTCCTGCTGGTCTTTCAAATAAATCTTTTTCAGTCAATGAATATTCTGGACCAATTGAAGGAGCATTAATTACATTAGATTTTTTAGTTCTTGAATAAACTGGTCTCCCTGCTTCCATTGGTGTTAAAAATGGAGCTACAGCTTCTCCTGCTTTTGTGTACTCTAATATGATTGTTGGAGTTAATGATTTAGAAGATTTTTCAAAGAAAAGACCTGTTAAAAAATCTCTTTTCACATCTAAATTTTGTCTAACTTTTTTTATTGTTACTGGTGTATATAATCCTGGCATTTTATTCCTCCCTTATTTTATAAAAATTCCTATTTTTCTTAATGCAATAGTTAGTTCTTCTTCTTTTCCATTAAATTTTGGAAAATTTTTTACAAGCCCTCCTGTTAGTATAACTACTGTTTGACCAGCATTTTCTGTTGTTTCATAAGCAATCCCATAAACATCAGAATATGTTGTTCCATCATATTTTCCAAATTTCTTAGCTGAACTTAATGCAACAATATCACCAGCTTCAACTTTTGTTTGAAGAGTTAAAGCATTTGTTTCAACTGGAAAATCTCCTTGAAATATTCTTTGGTCTGTACTTGTATAAATTTTATTTTTTGACATATTCTTTCCTCCTATTTTTTATTGAAAGCTTGTATTGCAGCAGCACATATTTCATTAAAAACATCATCCTGTCCCTCTTCAGTTGAAGGTGCTATACCATCAATTCCAGCTTTTTTTTGTTCATTTTTTATTTTTTCAATTTCTTCTTGTGCCTTATTAGCATTTGACATATAAAAATCAACTACAATATCTTTTGAGTCTCTAGGTTCTTCATATTTTGCCTTATTTATCACTTCTCTTTGTTTATCATTTATAACTGGAATTTTGTCTAATGCTTCTATTCTTTTTCTTTCTTCAATAACAGCATTTTCAATTTTTTCTTTTTCATTTCCTTTAACTTCATTAATAATCTGATTTTTAAAATCAGTCATTAATTGTGGATATTCATTCACTAATTCTTGTATACTTTTTGGCATATTTATTCCTCCTACATTTTTCATATTTTCAATTTCTTTTAACTTTTCTTTTAATAAATCTTGATGAACAAAATTTTCAATGTGTATCTCATTTGAAATATTTTTTATATTTTCTAATGAATTATCATTCTCTACTATTTCATCGACAAAGCCAGCTTCAAGTGCTTCATTAGCACGAAACCATTTTTCATTGTTCATTTTTTCAGCAATTTCTTCTCTACTTAATTTAGATTTTGTACAGTAAATGTCTAAAATAGATTCCTTAACTGTATCTAAAAGTTCAATTTGTTTTTGTAATTCTATTGAATTCCCATAGGCATAGGTTAAAGGATTATGTATCATAAACAATGCTCCTATTCCCATAACTATCTTAGATGCACATAAAATTAAAAAACTTGCAGCACTTGCAGCTAATCCATCTATATAGCCAGTTATTTGTATATTATTTACTTTTGCAAAATCTTTTAAAAGATTGTAAATAGCACTTGCTTCAAACACATCTCCACCAGGAGAATTTACTCTCAGATTTATTTGAGAAACATTCTTATAATTTTGTAATTCCTTTGCAAAATTAGCTGAACTAACTTCTCCATAATCTTCCCAAGCCCATTTTGTTATAGTTCCATATATTCTAATTTCAGCAGTATTTTCTGTTAGGTTCTTTATTTCAAAAAACTTATTTTTTTGTATTTTAGGCATTATTTTTCACCCCCTTTACGAATAGCTTTTAGGTCTTTTTCAAGAAGAGCAATTTCCTTTTCTTCTTCTGCCCTTTCTCTAAAGATTTCTTCATAATCATAACCTGATGTAGCAGCTATGATACTTCTACTTGTAGTAAAGTTTTCTAGTTCTTTACCATTTGCATTAGCATCTTTTAATGGATCAAGAGATGATTTCCCAGCACCTACCCATATACAACGAGTAAAAGCATAACGAACTGACTCATCTTCAAAAAATCTTGGACAATCTATATCCCCATTTTTTATAAGTTCAAGTATAAATTCTTCATAAATTGGTTGACAGAATGTTCTTTCTAATATTTTTCTTGAAACTTGAAACCTTTGATGTGCTTCTTCAAGTGAAGCTTTTGCAGCACTATATGAATTTTTAAAGCTAGACATCAAAACTTCTTTACTAATCTCTAAGTTTGCTCCTATTTCTTCATATATTGCTTCAACAAATTCTTTAAAATTTTTATTGGGTCTACTTGTAGAAAATTCTTTTATTTTTTCCCCTGGTTTACCTACTACTAAAGTTCCATGATCTAAGGTTATTTGTTGTTCTTTTTGTTTTGGATTTTCTGGTGTATTTTCTTCATCAGTTGTTCCAAAACCTCCTGCAAATCCATCTTCATCAGCACTTTCACTTTCAATAATAAGTCCTATCATTGCATTGATAACTGCTGCTGTTAATTCAGAGCTTTTATATTTTCCTAGTTGTTTAAGTGAAAAAATAATCGGACCTAAAATTGGAACTCCTCTTCTTTGTCCTATTCGTTCAGGTTCAAAAATATGTAAAATATTTTTTCTACCTAAACTGTTAAAAGCTGGATACCCTTTTACTTTGTAATTAAAGCTATCTCCTGGATGTGACGAAGCTACATAGTATTTTTTAAGCTCTCCTTGTTCATCATACTCAACTCCTGATTTTATATATTTATTAATAGTTCCTATCGGATTCACAATTCTATCTGCTTCAAGAAGTTGAATACAAAGCTCTATACTAACTCCTTTTCTGTGTTTTCTCATTGGAATTGCAAAAGCATCTCCATTCATTATCCAACTAAGTTGTAACAGTGATTGTAAATCATAAAAACTAAACATTCTACTTGCATCAGAATTAGGAGATAAAGCCCATGCATTAAACTTATTTTTTATAATTCTTTCTAGCTCTTTTGCTTTTTCTCTTTCTATTCCTAAATAGACATAATTAATTGTCGGTTTTGGCAATAAGCCACTTCCAACAGTTTTAGTTCTCATTTTTTTTAGTGCAGCTCCAGCAAGATCATTATTCATATATAAGTTTCTTGACTTTGCTCTTAAATCTTCAAGACTTAATAACAAATCTTCATCAGGACTATTAGCTCCAACATTCCAATTTTTAAGAACAGGATCATCTTTATTTGAATAACCTTTCTCAATTTTTATAAGGTTATCATATTTTCGCCTCTCTCTAATTCTTTCAGCACCAGCTTTAGGATTAAAGTACCCTATCGCCTTGTCAATTAAATTCATAAAAACCTCCTATCTAGGAATAATTTGAAAAGTTCTAGGACCACTATATCCTCTTTGTACTTTTGCTAATCTTTCAGACCATATTTTTATATTTCTAGCTATCTCTTGTGAATTTGCTCTTGTTAAAACTCTATTTCCAATTGTATAACTCTGACTTTTTGACACAGCCAAATCAGCTGCTAGCCAAGCTTGTAAATGTTCTTTACATTGTTCTTCTGTAAATACCATTATTTAATCTCCTTTCTCATATATTTTTTATCATTTAAATCAATTGGGATGAGTTCTACTGCACCTGTTGCATAATTTCTCAAATCCAAAGGTTCATTTCTTCTTCCTTGAAGAATTTCCCAAGCTATTTTCATACCTCTTGGGGTTGATTTTTTTACTTTTACCTCAGCTGTTAGTCCTTTAAAATAATCTATTCCATATCCTTGTGTACTAGATTTTGGGAAATGGCATTTACCTGGACCATTTAAAATTGAAAGCCTTGAATATGTTAAATCTTTCAAAGCATTTACTCCTAGACTAAGTAAATTTATTGAAGGAGTACCTTTTTTAGTTGTTTTTCTAAAACCATTTAGAATATTAACTCCCCAACTTCCTTGTCCTTTAATTGCATAAATTCCTCTTTTCTCTTTTTTATGGACATATTTATATACACTTCCTGTATGATGTCCTCCTGAATCTATAAGAGTTGCTGCAATCATTAAAGACTTACCATTTTTATATTTAAATTTTTTTCTTAAAAAAGCATCTAATTTTAACCATACCTCTTCTTTTCCTGGATCACCTGGGAAATCTCTATAAATAATTCCATAACTTTCATAACCGTAACCCCAACCAACAACCTCAACTTCGAGTCTGTTGTCTTGCACATCCACACCAGCAGTAAGAATAACAACATTGTCATGTAATTCTGCTCCATAATCTTCTCTTGTTTCATAGATTGCTTCATAATCCATAGCACTATCAAGATTTACAGTGAATGTCTTGCCTAGCACAGTATTTATAAAAGTTTTATATTGAAAATCGTCATCTTTGACATTTAGATATTCAGCTATAATTTCTTTCCAGCTTACCCAAGGTGAAGCTAATGCATTTAGGTGAAAACTTCTATTTTCTTTTTCCTTTGGAAATTTAGCTACCCATTTTCCATTAGTTTGTGCATATTTTTTCCATTCACTTTCAGCTGCACTTTCTCCACAAAATTTACACTCAAATTCAGGCTCTATCAAATCTTGATATTTAAGTTGTTCAAATTCTAAGGCTTGATATTTTCCACAATATGGACAAGGTAAACTCCATTCTTCTTGTGAACCAGCTAAATACAATAATTGTATTTTAGAAGTTGCATCATCTGTGGGAGTAGAAACTCTTATTTTTTTGCTATTAAAATAATTATTTGTTCTTCTTTCAGCAAGTTTTACAGGGTCTCCCTCTTTTTTAGCTGATAAAGGAAATCTGTCAACTTCATCTAAAAGGGTAATTCTTATAGGTCTACTTGCTAATCCTGAAGGAGAATTTGCACCAACAAATCTTACATATCCCCCAGGAAACATTTTTCCTTGTACTGTCCCTGATTCTCTTTTATTAGCTTTTTTTATCAGTTTACTTAAAACTTTTGTATCTCTTAACATTGGCTCAACTCTCTCTTTTGAGAAAGCTTTTGCATCATCAACTGTTGGCTGCACAAAGAGGATAGGACATGGATCTAAGTGCATATATCTTCCTAAAATATTTAAAAGTAATTCTGTTTTTCCAACTTGTGCTGAACTCATGATACTAATTGACTTTGTTACTGTATCAGTAACACAATCAAATATTGCTTTCATATATGGTGTTCTTTCTGTTTCCCATTTTCCAGCTTCTGCTGCACTCTCTCTTGAAAGCACTCTGTATTTATCTGCCCATTCAGCAATTGTCAAATCTTCTGGTGGAGCTAAGGTATCTTTTACAATATTTTCAATCAATTTTATTGTATGTTTCCCCTGTATCTTCATCTTCTCCAAACTCACTTTCTTCATATTTGTAATCAACCAATTCTTCTAAAACATTAATAACAGCTTTTTTTAAAATATCTTCAATTTCAAGCTGATTATTTTTATTCAACAATTGAACTGAAATTTTACTAGGAATAGCCATTAACTTTGATTTAAAATTATAGTTCATGTTTGAAACTATACGAACAACATCACTTTCATGATGGTACTCTTTTTTCAAAATCTGTAATTTATATTCTTTTAAATCTTTATCAGCTCTTTTTAATTCTGATGCTTCATCTTTTCCTGAGTTCTTTTCAACAAATATTTCTATAACTTGGAGCAAATCATATTTTCCAGGAGCAACTCTAGCTGCCTTAAAATAATCTCTAACTTTTCTTTCTGAAAATTGAAATAATTTTGCAATTCTATTTTCAGTTGCTAAAACCTGTTGCATTTTCCCTCCTCACGTATATGAAATATTTTTTGGCAAACTTGAAATTTTTTCTAAAATTGATGTTTTTTGAGCTCTTCGGACCCTCAACTCAGAAAAACAGCTGACAGTACCTTATTCGATAAGAACAAGCTGACCTTCTTTTTCTTTTTTCTTTGCTTCTTCTATCTTTAACTCATCACTAACCTTATAACCAAGTATGTCATTGATAGTCTTGGCTGCAGCTACTGCTGCTACATATTGATACTGCTTAGTAACAGTCTTAGTTATCTCGTGCCCATCAGGTGTTGAGGCATCTGTGTACTCTACAATATCAACTCCATTAATTCCTCTTTCTCTGATTGTTGCTAAAGCATTAAGATTAGCCATTACTCCGTATCTTACATCACTGAATAAATCTTTTCTTAATTCTATTAATTTGTTAGCAACTTTCGGATTTTTTTCAATATTAGCAACTTTTGTCTTCTCACTATATCCTGCTTTTGTTTTTGCTTCTTTTTTCCCAAATCCACACATTCTAAACATAATGTATTTTGATTGCTTTTCTGTCAACCCCTCAAAGTTGCATATCCTTGCATTTTTTTCTTCTTGAAGTTCTTCTCTGATTTTCTTATATTTTTCTAAATATCGTCTAATCCAACTTGTAATTGTATTTAGATTATGTTTGGTTCTTTTTTGAATTTCAGAATATAAATCTTTCTTTTTGTTGCTAAACTTAGTTAATTCAAGTTCAATATAAATCTCCATTACAGTTAGTTGTTCATTTGAAAATGTTTCTTTTTTCATGTTACATCACCAGCATAGAGTTTACTTTTAACTTCATTCCAGTTATAAGTTTTCCCATTTCTTAAAAGTTTTATATCTTCTTTGTCCATTTCAGCATATCTCTTAACAATTACATCAGCATACTTTTCATCAAATTCCATTAAAAACGCTTTTCTTTTTAGCTGTTCAGCAGCTATTAGTGTACTTCCAGAGCCGCCAAACAAATCTAAAACATTCCAATTTTCTTTGCTTGAATTATGTATTAACTTTGATATAAGCTTTATTGGTTTCATTGTTGGATGAATATCATTTCTTAATGGCTTATTTTCTCTGATAATTGTTGTATACTCTTCTAAAATATTTTTTAAAGTTTCCTGTAATTCTTTTTTTGACATATTTTCGGTTTTTGAATAAATTTCTTGAATTGTATCCTGAGTAAAATTTCTTATAAAAAAGTGTTTTACTCCTTCTTTCCAACCATAAAGGCAAGGCTCATGCTTCCAGTTATAATCTTGCCTAGAAAGTATAAACTGATTTTTAACCCAAATCAGACATTGAGAAATTTTAAAACCAGCATCTGCTAATGCTCCACGAAATGCTTTTGTTTCAGAGTCTGCATGAAATATATAAAATCCTGCTCCTGCTCTCATCACTTCATAAGCATTTTTGTAAAAAGCTAATAAAAAGCTATAAAAGTTTTCACTATTCATATTGTCATTTTTTATTTTTTGTCCATTTGCCGCTTGATAATCAACATTGTATGGTGGGTCAGTTACTAATAAATCAATAACTTCATTGTTTACTAATTTTTTAACATCTTCCAATTTTGTAGAATCTCCACACATTAAACGATGATTTCCAAGTAACCAAATATCTTGTTGTTTTGTAAATGTTTCTTCTTGAATTTCAGGAACATCTATTTCATCAATTCCATTAATATCTAGCACTTCTGCTGGTAATTGCTCCAATATTTCATCTAAATCAAAACCTGTTAATTTAAAATCTTCTCCAATTTTTGAAAGTTCATCAAATAATTTTTGATAATCCCATTTACCAAGTTCTATTGCTCTTGTTTCTGCTATTCTTATTGTTTGAATCTCATTTTCTGAAAGATTATTAATTCTAATACAATTAATTTCTTTCATTCCAAGTTCTATTGCAGCTTTTACTTTTGCATAATCACTTATCACATAGTTATTTTCATCAATGATAACTGGAATGATATTCCCAAATCTTTGAAGAATATTCTTATATATTTCTACTTGTTCAGTAGTACTAACCCTTGGATTATTTGCTACTTCTCTAAGTAAATTCAATTCTATTATTTCATTCATAGCTCTCTCCTGGTTTCAAATTGTTTTTTTCTTATTGCATAAAAAATATATAAATTTACTTTTCAGTTTCAGGATTGGGATGCTATCTATTGTTATAGAGTAAATACATATCTTTAAAAAACTATTGATTTTAAAAGGGAATTTGTTTTTTTAGTCTTAAAAATGGCTTGTTTTTTCAGTCCATTTTTGACAAAGAAATGTTAAATGTTTTTTTGTGTTACATTTAACTTTGATATTTGCAAGAATTAGATTGTTGAAGAATACCTCAAGTCTTTCAATGTTACCAAAAAAATCTCTTTTTGGTGAAGCTTGAGATTGTGAAGTAAGTAAGATTTCTCTTACTTTTTGTCTATAAACTTTGACTCTTGAATATGATCTTGTTGTCAAGTTGGTGATAATATCATCAATTATTTTTTCATCTAAAATCCATTCAAGATTATCTCTAACTAATGAATTTAGTTCATTGCATCTAAATCCTTTAAATTTTTTTTCAAGAATTTCTTTAGATAAATTTATTTCAGCTATTAAAATATCAGCTAAATTTTTTGAGATATTTTTATTAATACAGTTTGCAATAGACTGTATTGTAATATTTTTAATCTTATTCGTGTTGAAATTTTTTATAATAATTTTTTTTGTTAATCTATGCTCTAATCTTAAAATAGCACCTTTTACTTTTTGTAAATTATTTTTATTATTTTCATGCCCTTTACTATATAGGCGTATCTTCCACCCTTGAAAAGGTTGAAAGATAAATCCAGTTGTGTAAAACTGGTTATCAGATTTTGAAAAATTGTAATATTGGACTTTGTCTAAATCTTTGTATTTTCTAGTAAGTCCTTTATAAAACATTGCAATTATATTGTGATACTTATAAAAATTTTTTACATTTTCTTGAATAGTGAATTCAAAGAAATCATAATATAAATCATCAGAACTTATTTTATAATCAATTATTTGATTAATTAAATGTGTTAAATTTTCTTCTACTATTATTTTTTTTAATTCATCTGTTAGAGGTACAATATTATTCTCTTCAAAAAATCGTGGATATGAGAAGTCAATCCTAATAAGTGTACTGAAGTGTTTTTTCTCTAACTTTATTTTATTTATGTTTTTCTTATTAATTTCATAATTAGTTGTTTCTTTTGAAAGGCTTTCTGAATACGAGTTTGGAAATAATTTTTCAAGTCTTTCTTTGACATATAGAATTTCTGTTTCTACTTCAGTATAAATGCCTGCTCTATCTAATCCATACATTCTATAACTTCACTTTTGTGCTTTTATTGCAATGTGAGCAATTTATTTCTAAACACTTTTCTTCAAAATAATAAGTAACTTGATTTCTACTAGCAACTTTTATTCTTTTTTCAGTATCTGAATATAAGTAATTCCCACAGCTACAATAACTACGCCCAATTTCTTTATTATTTAAATATTTGGTTTTGGACATTCATACCACCTGCCTCTGATATTCTGGTATGTCGTTATTTGATTTTCTTTATACTTTTCAGAAAGTTCTTTGAAACTTTTTTTAAAAGCAGCTTTATTATAAAAACAACGCTTTTCAATAATATTAGGATATTCTTTTTCATCTATAATTATAGTTCCATCTCTTATTTTTATGTAATACCTGTAAGGATCATAAGCATTCATAAAAAACTCCTTTTCAAATTTTAAATTTATTACTTAAATTTATTAAACTAATTTATTTATAATGATAACTTATTTTTTTTAAAAGTCAAGAGAATTTTTTAAATAAAAAATAGGACCTCTTTAAAAAGTCCTATTTTATGCAAGTATAATTATTTTAAAAATTAATTAGAATTATTTTCAGTTCCTTCATCTTCAAATAATTTATCTAATCCACCAAGAGCTGCTCCAAGTACTTCTGAAAAATTCACTATTTTCCATTCTCCATCTTCTTTCTGCATTTTAACAATTAAATTTTTTTCAACATAAGATAAATCTGTTCTTTTAAATAAGTCATCAAAAAACTTAGTTGCTGCTGCATCTAGTGCAGATTCTGGAGCACCTGACATAGCTAAAGGCATCACTGAAGACATTAATTCTCCCATATATCCTGGAATATTAATACCTTTAATAGTTACATCAATGTCAGCAGTATCACCATTTTCAGTAACTTTATTAACTTTATATGTTGCTTTTTTTATTGCTTTTGCAAAAGACTTAGTTACTGGATCATCATTAGGAACTTGTTTCTCCAATTCTGATGCTAACAGTTTAAAGCTACTTTCAAATGCTTTCTGTGAATCTGGCTTTCCACAACTAACTAAAAATAATACAGACATTCCAATTAAAACAAACTTTAAAAACTTTTTCATATAAAACACCCTCCTAAAAAATTTATTTTTTTTCTTGTTTAATTTCTAACAATTCTATATACTCCCTTGCTTTTTCTTTATTTTCAGAAGTTAAATTGGTAATATTAACAGTTTCTCTATTATTTCTTGCTCTTTCAGAAGTTTTTATAAGTTCTATAAAATCATAGATTTTTCTTTTCCCCTCTTCTGATACTTCTGAAATGTTTGTAGTATCAGTTATTGATTCTGACTGAATATTATATTTTTCAAATTTTTTTTGTAAAAAAGAAGGTAGGTTCATTTCTCTTTCAGATTTCAATAAATCTATAAAGTCATCTTTAGGTAACATAGTTTCAAGTTTATCAAGCATTTGTTCAGAGAGCTTTTTCCTACCAACATCTATAGCAGACATAGTCACAGCCGATATTCCTAATTTTTCAGCCATCATTGCAGCAGTCATTTCTCTACTTTTTCTAAATTCTTTTAAAATTTCACTAGTTGTTCTCATCCTAACTCCTTTCTTTTTAGTTGGATTAAATAATTAACTAATAACTTTATTTTAATAACTTAGTATATCACTAAAAAAAATACTTGACAACTTTTAATTTTGTATTATAGTATTAATTAAATAGTTTATAAATTTTAATATTTTAATTTAATCGTTTTAAAAATTATTCAAAAGTTAATAAAATTAATTAAAATTACTAACTATATTTATTTTATAAAGGGGGAAACACTATGGATATTAATCTTATTAATTTTTTGGAAGAGCTGGAAACAAAAGGACTATTTAAATCAAAAGCAGGGGAAATTGATGAAAAATTTAAAAAATTTATAAATAGTCTAAAAATTTCTATTGAAGAAAAACAAAAGCTGGAAACACTTTTTAATGAAGCTGTTGAAAGCTCAAAAAATGAATTTTTAGAAATTGGTTTCCTCTATGGTAAAGAAAAAAAATAAAAAATATGGCTCGTATGATTTTACGAGCCTTTTACTAAAACTATCCTCCATAGGAATGTTTACAAGGTTTATATCCTTTGGCTTCTGCCTCTTTCCTTTCAATAGGAATAATCTTCTTTGCTCTTACTAAACCTTTACAAGTTTTAGTAGCATGGTACTTCTTCCCAGTTGGTGTAATATACACAATTTCAGCAAAAGAAAGTACAGTTAAAAGAAGAAATAAAGATAATATAAGTTTTTTCATGAAATACCCCCTTAAAAATAAATAATTAATTTTTGAATTGTATGGTTCATAGATTTTTCCCTACCCCTCAATTTTTTATCTATGAACTGTACTATTGAGAAATTAAAGTTTGATGAGGTGAGAAAATGGAATTATTTTTATTACTATTTTTAGCTATTATTATTATTTCAATAATTGTAAATTTTTTATTTTATATTATTTTTTTATTTTTTATAGGTCAAAAAATAGCGAAAATTATAAATGAAGAAATAGAAACTATAAAAAGAAATCTTTAATCTGATCTGTTCCATATGAGACCAAAGAATTTACAAAAATTTCTCTTGATAGAGTACTAACTTTTGTAAAAAAAACTTTTAATTTTTGTGCTGCAACAGACTTTATATCACAATTACTTTTTATAAATTCTTCTGTTGCAGTATAAATTTTATCCCGAAGTTCTTTTTCACTTTCTTCTAATTGAAATTCAAGAATTTCTTTATATTCTTTTAAGAAATTCTCTACCCATGGATATGGTTTACCACAATGAGGGCAGTAGCTGGGAACATAATCTTTTTTATAAAAAGTAATTCTTCTATCTCTCTCTCCAGTAATAAGATTGCTTAATACATATTTTTCTTTTGCAATTCCTCCTATAATCATAAAATTGCAATGAGGACAGCAATCAATTATTTCTGAACCACATTCTTGACAAAAATCAATTGAACATTTTTGTTCAGGTTGTAATGTAGATATCTGTAAATGTCCTTTTTTACAAATAGCAGACTTTAAATTATAGGTTCTACCATCTTCAGTAATATACATAATAAAAACCCCCTCAAATAAAAAATAATTAATCTTTAAGTAGTATGGTTCATAAGCAACTTTCCCCAAAGTTCTTCACAACTTATGGACTGTACTACTGAAAGATTAAACTATTCTTGGGTTTGGGTTTCATCTGGAATATACTCAAATAAATCTTCAATTTTACAATTGAAATATTTACATAATTTTTCGATAGTATCGAAATCAACTCTTTGAGTTTTTTCATGATATAAGGATGCAATAGTTGGTTTACTTAAAGATGTTTCTTCAGCTAGTTTCTTTATTGTTAATTTATGTTTACCCATAAAATCAGAAACTTTAATTTTAATCATAGTAACCTCCTTTTTTAATAAATATATTTTTCTTTATGAAAGTATATTACACTTTTTTAAAAAAAATTACAAGAAAAAAATAATTAATATTCTTATTAAATATCAGCAATATTCAATTAAATATAATTATTTTTTAATAAATTAATATTACTTTAAAATTAAGTTATGTTATTTTTTAATAAAGTATATTTTATAATTTTTCCTTGACAAAAAATTTTTCTAAGTTATAATAGAAAATATAAAAGTAAAGTATATTTTACTTTTAATAAAATATATTTATCTTATTATTAGGAGGAGAAAAAATACGGAGAATAAGAAAATAGTTAGATTTATTGAAGCATTAAAGGAAAAAGGCTATATAAATACAGATTCTAATACTAATATTGAAAAGACTATAAAAAAAATCAGTTGTTTGGAAGAAAAATTAACTGATGAAGAATTTGAAGAACTTCAAAAATTATTTTTTATAGTAACTGAAAATATAAAAGATGAATACTTTGAATTAGGTATGATAGCAGGAAAAGTAATGCAAGATGAATAAGAGCAAAAGAAAAAAGGGCAACCGCCAAGAAACCCTTTTAATTGAATAGTGAATGAAAAAACACTTAGTTTTTAACAAACACCTATTTGACTTATGCTTAATTATAACATATTTTCCTATATTTTACAAGTTTTTTTTCTCTCAAAGAGGAGGAAAAATTTATGAGTTTAAAAGAATTGAATGATCTAATTGAAAGATTTGGAGATGTCCAACTTTTAGAAATCAAGGAAGAGCTACAAAAAATGGGATATGCTTGTAAGATTGCTGGTGATAAAAATGATTAGGACAATCTATATTATCACAAATGAAGATAAAATAATTCTTTCAGCTTTCACCACTTTGCAAGCTGCTAAAAATGAAATTGAATTAAATTATTCAGAGTTCCCAGAAAATTTTAATATTGAACCTTGTGCATTGAATATTGATGCTAGATTTATTAATGAAATTAAGAAAGAAATGGGGGTTGAAAATGGAAAGTAATTTATATTTCAAAGATGAAACTTCTAAATACATATTTTTCTTAGTTGAGCTAGGAGGAAAACCTCAACTTGATTTTCTAGGAGTAGATTTTAGTCATTATAGCAATAAAGAAAAGGCTAAAAATTGGTATAACAAAATTAAAAATATCATTGAAAAATCAGAACATTCAAAAATAGATGAAGCCATTGCTTCATTGGAAAAACTATATAAAGGAATGGCAAAATAAGGAGTAATAATGAAAACAAAACAATATGTAGAATCTAGAATTGCAGCATTAGATAAATTAAGAAAAGAAGCTCTAAAAGAATACCAAACAAAACTTGATAATGGTATTGATGATGAAGAATTATGGAAATATATCAGCACTAAAAGAGTTGAAATTTATACTTTGAAAGATATTTTAAAAGACTAGGTGAAAGTTATGCTGGATATAAGAATAAGATTAAAAATATTGGAAATAATAAACTTATCATTAGAAAAGAATAATGAAGAAAAAAATACAATATTTTTTAACTTTATGGGACATTGTTCAAATTTTTGTATAAGCATTCATTATGATGGCTGGAAAAATAATAAAGAGCCTGATTATAGAAAAAACTTATATTTCACTGATTTATTAATAAAAGAAAAATTAAAAGAGTTGGATGAAATAATAGAAGTTTTAAAAAATTTAAAATAATTAAAGGAGCTTAATAAATGCAAGAAAGAACATTTAAACAGTTATTAATGAGTAGCAATTACTACACATTAAACAAGCAGATAGTAAAAGTATTAGGAATAGAACCAGCTTTCTTGCTAACAATTCTTATTGAAGCTAGTGATGGATTAGCTGATGATGAGGGTTGGTTCTATCAGACTATTGAAACTTTGGAAGAATTGACAGGGTTAAGTAGACATAAACAAAATAAAATAATTCAAGATTTAATAGAAACTAATATACTAATCCAAGAAAATAGAGGAACACCCTGCCGTAGATTTTTTAAAATCAGTTTTCAAGAAATTGAAAATCTAGTTTTTAAAAAAACGGAAACTAGTTTGTTAAAAATTGACAAACTGGATTGCAAAAAATTTACAAACTACTCTGTAAAAAGTTCGCAAACTAGTTTGTTAAAAATTAGCAACAATAAAGAACATAATATAAATAACTTAAATAAAGAAATAAATCATAAAGAACATAAATCATATGAGCTTGATGAAAATTTAAAAACTGTAAAACAATGGTTCAAAGAAAATGGAATTGATTTTTCTAAGAAACATGAAGTTAAAGTTTTAGAGTTATTAGAAAATAACTCACTAGAATTTGTTTTAAATACATTCCAGAAGCAACTGGATATTTTAAAAAATAAATCTGATGTTAAAAGTGTAGCAGCTGTTTTTTCTAACCATCTTTTCAAAGGAACTTGTGAGGTAAACTCTCAGGAACTTGAAAAGAAAGAGACTGAACATCAAAAAATTAAAGAAGAAGAGAGAAAGGAGTGTGAAAAAAATGATAGTATTCTTAATGTTTTCTTTGAACTTTCCTTAAATGAACAGGAGGAAATTGAAAATACAATTCTAAAAAAACATAATATAAGTCATTTTTCTCAGGTAAAGCAGAAAAGTAAAACTATGTATTATAAACTAATTAGTTCTTTTATCTATGAAGAACTCAAATTAAAAGAATTGATTTAAAAAGGAGATTTATGGGAACAACAAAAATTAACATGCCATTTGCAAAATGGTGTGAAGTCCAAAAACAATTTGAAGAAGTCAATAAAATACTTCCTGATGAAGAAAAACTTGACTTTGAAAAATATAAATATTGCTCCAGTTATGGAAAGTTATTATGGCATTTATGTGCTATAAAAATTGGAGCATTTAGAAGTCTGAAAGACCCTGAATTTTATAACTGAAAGGAGCAATAATGCTAAGAGGAAAAATTTATAGCTGTACAGATAAAAAAACATATAGTGTTAGCTTCATTGATTACAGAAATAAAAAAATGATAGCTATTTCAAATGGTCAGAAAAAGGAATTTGATTTTAAAGAAGTTGAATGGCTTGAAGCAACTGGATATACTGCTGGAACTTCAATGATTTATAGGCAAGATTTTATTCTTGCAACTAAAGATGATGAAGTTTTATCAGGAATTATTATAAAAAAATTTGGAGCTTGGCACTTATGTAACAAAAAAAGAGGACTTAGTAAGTCTTTAAGAACTCTTAAAGAATCTGGATACACATTTGTGAATTTAAAAAATTCTAAAACTTATTTTAAAAATAAGCTAGAAAAAAAATAAAAAATAGGAGGATTTTATGGGAATTATTTTAGTTAAAAATAATAAAGGTGGAGTTGGAAAAACTTATATAACTCTACAATTAGCAGCACACAAAGCATTAATAAAAAATAAAAAGACATTGATTCTTACCAGCGATTCCCAAAATGACATTTTAAAATTTGCAGGTATTAAAGTTGATGATACAAGCAAATTTGGACTTGAAGATTTCATTGAAGGTAAAAGCTATAAAATTAAAAAATTAAGAGAAAATCTTTTCTTCTTGCATCTGCAAGGATATAAGATAAAAAATTCTTTTGATGAGGCTTTTAAAAAAGCTATAAAACTTTTAAAAGAAGAATATGACTATATTGTTATTGATGGTTCTCCAGTAATGGGATTAGATAATTTATTTATTCAAGTATCTGACTATATAGTTATTCCAACTTTTCTTGATAATATTACAACACATTCTGTTTTGAGTATGTTAAAAAAAGTTGATTTAAACAAAGTTAAGGCTGTTGTTCCAAATAGAACTGGAAGAACAAAGCTAGAAAAGGAATATTATGATCTCTTAAATAAGAAATTAGGAGCACAAGGAATTCATTTAAGTTTTCCTATTCCACAGATTAGTCTTATTTCTAAGTTAATTGATAATGAAACATTGCTATGGGAAAGTAAATCAAAAAAATTAGATTACATAAAAGGTATTTTTATTAATATCTGGAAGGAGATAGACAATGAATAAAAATTTAGAAAATGATTTTGATATTGTTATATCTTCTAAATCAGAAATAAAGGAATTTGACTTCGCTAGTTACGAATTAAATGATGTTGAAATTGCTACTGTATCTGAGCAAGAAAAAATATTTATGAATACATATAAAAAAATGAAAAATAATTTATTTGATATGTGTTCATCACTGGCATTGATTGAAAAAACTTTAAAGCCTACAGGGTCATTTATGGCTTGGTATAGTTCAAAAGGATTAACTAAAGATGCTGTTTCTGTCTATTTAAAAAGATGGAAATTTTATAAGGAATTTCCAGATTTTAAAGAAAAAATATTTTCTTATTCAGATCAAGCTATAAAAATTTTAACAAATAATGAAATTAAGTATGAAGAAGTTTTAAGTATTTTAGAGAATGACATATATAAAATTAAAGAAATTAGGAAACTATTAATTCCTGTCATTGAAGAGAATAAAAGAGAATTTCTTCCTGCTGGACAAAAGTTTTTTAATTTCAAAAAGATAGAAAGAATGAAAAAAAGAACAATGAAATTAAATGATACTGATAAGCAGGAATATAAAAAAGAACTTACAGAGTATATAAAAAAATTACAACAACTAGTGGAGGAAATATGAATTATAAAGATAATTTGATTGAAAAAGCAGAAGCTACTATAAGAAATAATAAATCTTTAATAGAAGATGATGTTGCTGTTGCTATGTTAGGAATTGAAAGAATTACTGCAATCAAAAAAGAAGTGTTAGAACTTGAAATTTTTATTGAAGTTTTAAAAAAATTTGCAGAATAAAGAAGCTTTATCAATTTTACACTGCAAATAACTTGCTCGTGCTGATAAAGCCCTCAGACAGTTTTATTTTACAGTAAGTTATTTGTGGTGTCAAGAAAACAGGAGGACATGATGCTAGAAATAAGAAAAATTGGAGAAAATTTATGGCTTGTAAATGGAGAATACCTTACAAATGATTATAGCAAAGCTGTAGTTATTGCAAATAAAGGTAAAAAAATTAATTGTTTCACTATAAATAAAAGTAAAAAAGCAAGTTTTTGGAAAAACTTAAAATATAAACTTAATTTTCCATTTCTTATACTGGAAAATTGGATGTGATTTTATGGACATATTAAAAATAGCTTTGGCTACTCTTCTAGCAGAAAGGAGTATTAAAAATGAGAAAAGCTCAAAAGACTGTGAAAAGACAAATAAAGATAAATGAAAAGAAAGAAATTAAATTTATAGAAAAACCTACTGAAAGTGAGCTTGATGCTCTTAGTTTAAAGACTCTTTTACTTTCACTAGAAATTGTAATTGGTAATCATCAAAAGGTTTGGAAGAATGAAGAAGATGGTTATTTAAATACTTATTACAAGATATTGCTAGGTAGATGTAAAAACCTAACATCTGATATTTATAACAAATGTTATGACGATGTTAAAGACCAGGATATAGAGTATGAAGAAAACTTTTACACTAGGGAAGTAATGCAAGCCCATGTTAAAGATTGTGCAAACTCTATTTGGGAAAAGGCTCCAATGACCTTGGAAGATAAATTACAAAAGCTTCCAGCTGGATTTACAGATACTATTCATTCCTGGAATAAACTTATTAAAAATTTTAAATTAGATAGAATAAAAAAATTAGTTAATGAACTTGATATAAAAGAAGAAGTTCAAGAATTAATAAAATCATCTAAAAAATACTTAGATATGGTTGATAGAGAAATTATGAAAATTAAAACTGCTTAGGGGGATAAAATGAAAGAATTAAAAATAAAAGCTTGGTTGAAGAAAGAAAATAAAATGGTTTCTATTATTGGAATAGATTTCAACTACGAATACATAAGATATACAGAAGATGATAATTTATTTAATGAAAATTATAAAACAGCTGAATTTAAAAATATAGAGCTTTTACAATTTACAGGATTAAAAGACAATGGTGGTCAAGAGCTTTATGAAGCAGATGTAATTAAATTCAATGATGGTATAGATGATATTTATGGACTAATTTCTTATGATGATGAAGATGGTACTTATCGTGTTTCTTATGAAAATATTACAGAACACCTTTCAGAAAGAGAAGGAGACTTTGAAATTGTTGGCAACATTTTTGAAAATCCAGACTTACACGAACAACTAGGATACTAGGTGAATTAAATGGAAAAAATTTGTAAATGGTGTTCTAACTATAACAAAGGAAAATGTACTATTTTAAATGAAAAACTTAATGTAGATCAGCCTCTTATATATTGGGGAATTTTAGGTATTATTGGACAATTTTTTGATAAAAATTTTAGACATTATTTAAAACCAGAGGATTTGCAAGAGTTATCAGCACAACTTACTAATGAAATAGATAGTTTTGTTGATACAAAAACAGAAAATCCAACTATAGAATTTGATTGTGAAGAACTAGAAGATTTTTCTTGTAAATATTGGAGGTAAAGATGAGTAAAAAATATTTGCAAACTTTAGAAGTAGACGTAATACATTTTAGTGAAAATAATATAAATGAAGTTTTAGATTTCATATGTGATGGTGAAGATTTTGGGATGTGTTTTGAAGATGCGAGAGAAGATGTAATCAGTGCTGTAAAATTATCTCAAAAAATAAATATAGAAACTCCTTGTGGAATAATAACTTGTAGATATGGAGACTATTTAGTTAAAAATCCTATGAAAATCTTTGAGGTATGGATAAGTAATGAAGAATTTGAAAAATATCATAAAAAAATAACTTATACAATGAATGATTTAAATGCTGCCATTGAACATTGTGAAAATAAAATTAATGAATTATGTGGAGAATGTAAAGAGGAACATAAAAAGTTATTAGAAATGCTTATGGATTTAAAAAATAAAAGAGAAGGAATAAATAATGAAAGTCTTAATATCAATAAAACCTAAATTTGTAGAACAAATATTTGCTGGAACTAAAACTTTTGAACTTAGAAAAAAACTTTTTAAAAGGACTGTAGACACTATTGTTATATATTCAAGTTCTCCTAAAAAAAAAGTTGTTGGAGAAATTATTATAGATAGAATAATTTCTTCAGCTCCTAAAGCTTTATGGGAATCTCATAGAAATAATTTAGGTATTTCAGAAAAAGAATACTTTAAATACTATAAAAATTCAAAAGTTGCTTATGCTATAAAAATAAAAAAAGTTATTAAGTATAAAAAAGAACTAGAATTAAAAGATTTTGGAATAGAAAAAGCTCCACAATCTTACCAATATATTAATTGAAAGGAGCAGATTATGGAAACTAATAAAAGAATTGAAAATAAGGAAATAAATATAATAAAAAGAGCAGTAGTAGAACAAATTGAAGAACTTTACAATAAATTAATTTTAAAGAAAAAGGCTTCATAA